ACAATATCAAGAGTCTGTATATGAAGAGATAATGGGTAGTGATAATGACGTTGAGACCAACCAACGCGTCGATTACACTAATCCATATGACAGTGAACAATAGAGAGTTAAATATCACTCAACCTCGAGTGTGTTGTATATCAGATATACATGTTGGAGTTCATCAGAACAGTTCCATGTGGCATGATATAACTCTTACGTGGGGTGAGTGGTTATCTACAGAATTAAAATCACATGACATTAGCGATATAATCATATGCGGAGATTTATTTCATTATAGAGATGAGATCGCGGTTAATACTATTCATGTGGTTAATGAGCTACTGAAGATATGGAAGGATTTTAATATAGTGATCTTAGCCGGTAATCATGATTCATTCTATAAGGATAGAGTTGATGTTAACTCGCTATCCATACTGAGTGACCGGTCAAATATATCCATCATCGATACACCATGTATGACCCGGGTGTATAACAGAGATTTAATGTTCTGCCCATGGGGTACTAACTCTAATGAACTTGAGTCATGTGATATAATGTTCGGTCACTTCGAGATAACCTCATTCAAGATGAACCACTTCAAGACATGCATGGATGGTATCTCATCAACTCAACTACTCAAGTATTGTGATCAAGTAATAACTGGTCATTTCCATCACCGAGATGAGCGGGTGTATGATGCTGGTAATATATTATATCTCGGAAATCCTTTTCAGATGGATTTTGGGGATGCTGGAACCAAGAAGGGTTACTACATACTGGACATCCCGGAGTGTAAGTATGAATTCTTTGAGAATGTAATGTCTCCGATGCATCACAAATTAAAGTTATCTTCTCTAGCAGAAGCAACTAGGATTGATCCACCTCATCAATCTATGATATCAAACAATATAATCAGACTCATGATAGACCTACATATAATGTCAGACGAGATAGAGATACTAGTCAAGGAGCTATTTAAGTATAATCCATCGATGTTAACAGTTGAGCACTCTATTAATTTTGATAACTTTGGGATTGGAGATGATAGTGATTGTGACTTGTCTGGAGTGGATATACCAACAGCAATTGAAGAATTTATAAACATGCTAGATATAGATAACAGCGAACAAGTGTTGAAGTATACACTTGAATTATATAATAAATCTAAATGAAATATGTAACATTCAAACGTTTAACAGTTAAGAATTTTCTATCTGTAGGTGAAGAGAATGTTGAGATAACATTCCCTACAGGGTTGAATATTATAACTGGTTATAATAAAGATAAAGCAGATAGAAGAAATGGTGTAGGTAAGTCTACTATAGCGGATGCTATTTTCTTCTCAATATATGGTATCACGATCCGAGATATAAAGAAGGATAATATACCCAATAATATCACTAGTGGTAAGACTGAAGTTAGTATAGAGTTTGACGTTAAACAGGATTCCATAATAACCGAGTATAAGATAACTAGACTATTGAATCCAAGTAAATGTTTTATATATAAGAATGATGTAGATATAACTCGCGATTCTATAAACAACACTACAAAGTTTGTATCTGATTTAATATCGAGCTCACCTGAGGTGTTTCAGAATTGTGTTATAATGACTATAAACAACACTGTACCATTCATGGGAAAGAAGAAGCTCGACAAGCGTAAGTTTATTGAAGGAATCTTGAACTTAGAGATGTTCAGCACTATGTTGACTAGCTGTAGAACAGAATATAATGAGATTCAACGAGATTTCAATATCGAGTGTGGTAAATATGAAGCTACATCAAATCAAATCCAATCGATCGAATCTCAGCGTAACAACCAGAGGTCATCTGTAGATAAACGAAAAGCAGAATTAGCTAATAGGTTGAGTTCTAATGATAGTGAGATTGAGACACTCAAGAAAAAGTCACAAATATCTATAGATAAGAGCATATCAGAGTACAATAATATAGTCAATAAATATGAATCTGCATTAACTACATGTAATGATAAGAAAGACTCTCTGAAAAATGAGACATATATTATCAATGCTAATATAAACACACTCCGAGTGAAGTTGAAATCTATAGAGACCGGTACTATATGCCCCTCCTGCCATCAACCTATATCCACACATACACATGAGAAGCTAACACAAGAGAAGGTAGATGTCGAGAGTAATATATCAAGTGACATAAACAAGCTAAATGATATTGAGATCAGATTGCAAAAGGCTGCTGCAGTAGAGGATACTCTACGATCCAACATAACTAAAACTCAATGTATTATAAATGAGCAAGCAATAAAGCTTAAGGAGAAGGACGGTATATTGAGCAGATTAAATCAATTGGAGCAATGGAACAAAGAGATAATCAGTGATATTGAGGATACGAAAACTCAAATTGATACATTTGATAAGATGTCAGACGATCTCAATACTAATCTCCAACAAGTACAACTCGATATAAATAAGATTAAAACTAAAATAACTCTCTTAGATGTAGTGAAGTTTATTGTATCTGAAGAGGGTGTGAAGTCATATATTGTGAAGAAGATATTACAACTACTGAACAGTCGGCTGGCGTATTATCTCAAGCAGATGGACAGTAATTGCGTGTGTGTATTCAATGAATACTTTGAAGAGCAGATTATCGATGACAAGGGGAAGGTATTATCGTACTTTAATTTTAGTGGTGCTGAGAAGAAGAATATCGATTTAGCTTGTCTCTTCGCATTCATGGACATCCGAAGAATGCAAGGAGATGTTGCCTTCAACTTCAATATATACGATGAGTTGTTTGACAGTAGTCTAGATGAAAGAGGAGTTGAGTTGGTCATTGATATACTGAATGAGAGAGTAGATAAGTACAATGAATGTATTATGGTTATAAGTCACCGGAAGGAGAGTCAAAAACTAGCCACCGGTGAGGTTATATTCTTAGAGAAGAGCAACGGAGTTACAACCCGCGTGATGAACGTGTCAGATATATAGTATTATGTATGGTACAACTATAGGGACACCAATGGGATCAGTTATAACAAACCCGATCAATACCAATACTAATGCCAGGCCGGTTAACACCCCAGTACGAGGTGTAAATTACATCGCAGATTACGGGGGTTGTGGTCATTGGCGAATGCTATGGCCGAGTCATCATCTTCAAGCCACTCAACAAGCAATTATTCATAATACATCAACAATGATAACCTCTGAAAATTATTATAAAGATGTTGATACTATTAGAGTGCAAAGACAGGTCACCAAGTCTCAATTCTCATTCTTCAAGATACTCAAAAAGATCGCATCCGCTCATAATATACGAATAATATATGAGATTGATGACGTGTTTATATATGATGATATACCCAAATATAATAAGCTTAGATCAGCATACAGCGACCCAGAGATTATGAAATGTGGCATTGCTATCATGCAAGAGTGTGATGAGGTCACGGTTACATGCGAATATATGAAGGAGTACTATAGTCAATATTGTTATAGAGTAACAGTTATACCGAATTACATGCCGAAGCATACATACGATAGATTTTACTGTGAGGACAAACTAGCGTTAAACTATAATACTAATGTAAAGAAGAGAAGAAAGCCTCGAGTCGTATACGCTGCAAGCGGTTGTCACTTTGACACCACTGGACAGAATAAATATAGGGATGATTTCGAGCATGTGAATGATGCAATCCGGAGAACAGTGTCTGACTTTCAATGGGTCTTCCTTGGTGCATTTCCCATACCATTGAGAGATTTAATACGGAGCAAGAAGATAGAATTCCATCCATGGGTCTCTCTTCCAGGTTATGTGCAGAAAATTATTGACCTGAAGCCAAACGCGATGATAGCTCCGCTAACTGATAATATATTCAACAGATGTAAGAGTGATTTGAAGTTCATAGAATCTTCCGCGCTAGGAATACCTGTAGTGTGTCAAGATCTAGTAACATATGATAATGCACATATCAAGTTCACCACTGGTGACGATATGATAGCTCAGCTCAACACATTATTCACCGATAAATCAAAATACATGACACATTGTAGAAACGCGCGTAAGTATGCAGAGACGAGATGGTTAGATGATCATATAGATAAATATTACGAACTATATAAGCACTCATATAAGCATGCCGACAGAAAGAGCTTGAACTTAATACAGATGTAGTTTATTATAGTATAATGTATAGAAATATTGTATATAACAAGCAATCTAAATCCATCTGTCTATTAACATGGGACAAGGATGGGAACCGAGTTAACGTTAATGCTAGCTATGAACCTTATTTATATATTGAGACTCGGGAGAAGACATCGAATATATCGCTATTCGATACATACTTAAAGAAAAAGTCATTCACTAGCCCATCTCACCGATATAGATTTATTAAAGAACTAGCCACGGATAGAATATTCGAGAACATTAGATGGGATCAACAGTTTTTGATTGATGTATTCATGCATGAGAACGAAAAGCCTGAGTTCACCAAGCAACCTCTCAAGACATGGTTCTTAGATATAGAGACTTACAGCCCTGGTGAATTCCCAGTACCTGATAAAGCTGCAGATAGTATCAATGTTATCACTGTATTTGACTCATTAACTAAGAGCTTCACTACATGGGGAACCAAGAAACTGAAGACTCCTATCAAGAATTGCAAATATATATTCTGTCCTACAGAGTTTGAGTTGTTACAAAAATTTCTAGCTACTATACACGCTGAAAGCCCGGATGTACTATCAGGTTGGAATAGTGAATTCTTTGATATACCTTATATTGTCAACAGAGTTGCAAAGATACTTGGAGAGAAGTCCTGTCATCTACTGTCACCTGTAGGTACAGTATATCCTCGTAACATTCGAACACAATTCGGTCGAGAAGCAGTGAGATGGTTTATTGATGGTATCTCCTGCATTGACTACTTAGATGTATATAAGAAGTTTTCTGTTGGATTGAGAGAGTCATATAAACTTGACGCTATTGCGTCTAGGGAGCTAGGTGAGAGGAAGGTTGAGTATGGTAATATAAACCTAGCGACTCTAGCTGATGAGGACTGGCAGACCTTCGTTGAGTATAACATACAGGATGTAAACTTGTTAGTTCGTATGGAGCATAAGCTTAGATATATGGAGCTACTTCGCATGCTAGCGTATACCGGGTTGACTACATTTGAGTCTGCTATGGGTACATTACCTGTCATAACAGGTGCATCGGTTATAGCTTCTAGAAAGAAAGGAAAAATCCTACCAACATTCACAAAGAATGGGTCAGATGGTCAGTATGAAGGTGCATATGTAGGTGAGCCACAGAAGGGTTTTCAGAGAGACATTATATCATTTGATGCGAATAGTCTGTATCCGAACACCATGATCACCCTCAACCTATCACCTGAAACCAAGGTTGGTAAGATTATAGATTCAAACTCTGATGAAGTGATAGTTAGACTCGAAACCGGTAAGGTTCATAAGTTTACTCCGGATAAATTCTATGAATATGTCAAGGTAGAACAACTGGCAATCACACGAGCTAAAGTACTATTCAGTCAAAAGCAAAAAGGTATAATTCCTGAGATTGTTGATAAGATATACAAATCTCGTGTTGATATCAAGAAAGAGCTGAAGGTATTAAAATTGAAATTGAGCAAGATGAAGAAGTCAGATCCAGATTATACTGATACTGACACCGAGATGACCAGACTAGACATCAAGCAATTCACATTGAAGATTCTCATCAACACAGTATATGGTTACTTTGGTAACAAGTATGCACCGATCGGAGACGCTGATATAGCCAGGAGTATTACACTAACTGGTCAAGCTGTAATTAAGCAATCGAACATAATCCTTCAAGAGTATATTAAGGATAATTCGAGTGGAGATTATAAAGATAAAAATCCTATCATATACAACGACACAGACTCGAGTTATATATCAATTGAATCCTTACTGAAGTCTAAAGATATACCATTCTCAGAGAATGGTATCATAACCAAAGAAGCCATCCTCGAGGCAGATAAGATTGAGGATTATCTAAATCGCGAGATATACAAATGGGCGACATCTAGTCTGAATAGTATTGATCCTAGGTTTGTATTTAAACGAGAAGCGATGAGTGACTCCGGTATATTTCTCGCTAAAAAAAGATATGTTCTTCACATGCTAGATGATGAAGGTATACCCTGTAGTAAGTTCAAATATACAGGAGTTGAAGTAGTTAGAACCACCATGCCTAACAGTATAAAACCTCATGTAAAATCAATAATCGAGACCATGTTGATGACTCGAAGTTTATCTCAAACCAATGAGAAGTTTCAAATTGTATATGACCAATTCAAATCTCTACCTGTCGAGGATTATGCATTTGTGATGGGTGTGAAAGATTACAATAAGTATGCAGATAAATGCACACACTTCAATACGGTCAAAGGCATGCCTATTCACGTTAAGTCTGCTTATATACACAACCTTCTTTTAGATGAATATAATATTGATAAAACATATGAGAGGATTTCATCCGGAGACAAGATTAGATATTTTTATCTCAAGACACCTAATAAGTTTGGTGTTAAGAGTTTAGCGTACAAGCACTACTTACCTCCGGAGTTTCTAGAAGACTTCTCTCCAGACATTGAATTAATGTTCGATAAGATTGTGTATAATGTGATAGAGAGATTTTACGAAGGAGTTGGTTGGAACTTGAGAAAACCTGGTCAACAGCTACAAACTGACCTGTTTGATCTACTAGCTATATAGTTGATTTATATATAACGATTACTATATATTGGTATGAAACTAGTAGCAATCGTTGATAGTGTAGGTAGAGTTATATTAGGTCGTCATGATGTACAAGCAAGTACAAAAGCACAACTGAATTTAAGAAATCCCGCTGTCGTAAATATTCAAGTAGATCAACAATCTGGTCAAATCTCTGTGCAGTTGATTCCGTACATTTTTCGTGAATTCGTGAGAGCTGAAAAACGCGCAGATGGTGTTTCATGGAATTTCCAGAAACAATCTATAACAACCAGCAACGATCTTCACCTGGAAGATAATATACTTGATCAATATACCAAAATATTTGAATCAATAGATGTTGATCAGGGAGAGATTGTAGAAGAAATCAAAGAACCAGACACTGTTCAACCAGTAGAGTTATTTGATGAGGTAAAATAATTCTCAACAACTATACACAACATAAAAGGAGGGTAATTCCTCTTTTTTTGTGTAAACTAAGATACTAATATGAATCAATATGAAGTATTTATTTATTGCGGAGGTAAGTGCGGTAGCATGACTCTTGTAAATACATTCAGCTTCTATAATTATAGAACATTACATGTACATGGTGAAGAACAATTTCGGGAAGAGTATGGAGATTCTATATTCGATGTGATTGATCATAGTGATTATAATAAAATATACTTTATTGATAGTTATAGATTACCGATTGAAAGAAAAATATCTAGCTTTTTTGAAAATATAAAACTACATGTACCTGACTATGTGAGTAAAACTACACTCGAATTAATCTCATACTTTAATGAAAACTTAATCAACACCATTGAGGATTATCATCCAATAAATGAAATAATGACTCATGACAATATACCCACATTCACCGCAATGGATTTCGAGAATAGATATAATATTGTTGAAGGTAATAATCGTGTGTATATAAAATTACTATTCAGAGATATACACAAATGGAGCTCTATCTTAACCACTATATTTGGGGTAGATATCATACTTATGAATCAAAATACAACTAAAGATAAAGATATATATCCAGTATATGAGGAATTCCTCTCAAGATATCTAGTACCTGTATCATATATTGATGATATTTTGAGTGAAGATGCTGAATTTAAAATATATAATACAGAACAAGAACAAGAAGAATATATTCAAAAATGGAGATACTTATCAAAGACTAACTAAACACTCAATTTCTCCCTTTTTATTTGCATTACACAAGATCACATCTTATAATGTATATACAATATGAGTATAGATAAGAATATTTTAAAATGCTTCGATAAACTAGATAAACTCAACCCAGAAGCTAAGCTTCTATCTGAGTCGTCACTAAGCACTGTTACAGAGTGGCATGATACCGGTTGTATGGTTTTGAACGCGATCATCTCAGGTAGTCTGTATGGAGGTCTCCCCATGGGTCGAATCACAGGTTTCGCTGGTCCGAGTCAAGCTGGTAAGACATACATAACCAATAAAATCTTAGCAAAAGCACAACAAGCAGGTATCATGCCGGTTATATTTGACACAGAGATGGCTGTTGATGAAGCTGCATGCAGAGCAGTAGGTCTTGATCCAACAAAAGTTAAATACGTTCCAGTTCAGACAGTTGAGGAATGCCGGAACCAATTAGTTTCATTCCTTGATAGTGTTCATGAAGCTAAGATGCACGGTAAGTTCATAGTGTGTATAGACAGTCTTGGTAACTTGGCTAGCCAGAAGGAAATAGATGACGTAGAGAAAGGTAAGACAGCTATGGATATGGGCACTAGAGCAAAAGGTCTGAAGAGTATGATGAGAACTCTCACATTCAAAGCCGCAAAAGCAAATGTAACTGTTTTGTTTGTAAATCATACATATGATGACCCTGGTGCAATGTTCCCGACTCTAGTGAAGAGTCAGAGCGGTGGTAAGGGTCCGGTATATTTATCAAGTGTGTTAGTTCAGTTGGCAAAAAGAGACGAGAAGAAGGATGTCAATAATTCTAATGATGAGATACTACCCGAAGCAAATAAATACAGTGGAGTTACACTCCGAGCTCTCACTATTAAGAATAGATTTATACCTCCGTTCCTCGAAGGTGAGATGTATTTAAATTTTAAAACTGGGCTGGATATGTATAGCGGACTGAGAGAGATGGCTATAAATCACGGTGTTATCATACAAAACGGATCTACATACACTCTACCTAATGGTGAAAAACTAGGGTATTATAAGAACTGGAGTAAGGATAAGGCTCTATGGGATGAGCATATATTACCACCTCTAGAGGAGAAGTTGAAAGCTACCTTTAAGTATGGTGATTAACGCTTGACATCTTCAACAGACACCATACCTTTTCTGATGAATTGCCCAGATGTAGGACAAATCCAATGAGCCTCTGTATAAATCTTACCTCTATACTCTCTTACCTTAATCCTAGGTTTGCTGAGAGCGCCAGAGTAAGGTGATAAAATTGATTGTGGTTTTACTGTATCCATATAATTATTTAGTCGCCTTAAGCTAATTTTATATTATAATATGATAATGAAAAATAATTCAAAGTGTATTGTACCCTTGAGTGGTGGTTTAGATTCTACTGTTATATACCACTACGCAATATCACGCGGTCTTGATGTGCATGCAATAGGGTATGACTACGGCCAGAGGCACAGAGTTAAGGAACTAGCATGCGCTCAAAAGACGATATATAGAACAAAACAAGATAATCTTAAGATACTAGACTTATCATTCTTCAAGGATATTGTAACAACAAGTGCGTTAACGAACAATGCAATCGATGTAGCAAAAGCTAAGGATGTGATAGGTGATCCACAGACAGTTAATTATGTACCCAATAGAAATATGATGATGCTATCTATATGTACAGCGTATGCAGAGTCTATTGAAGCAACTAAAGTCTTTCATGGAGCTGCTCTAGTAGATAGTCAAGCTGGTTTTTGGGATGGTTCTATAGAATTCCTATCAGCTATTAATGCTATAAATCAACTCAATAGACGCACACGTATCGAGATTATTGCACCATTGATACTCAAGAGTAAAGCTGATATCATCACCATGGGTATAGAGTTAAAAGTCGACTTTTCTAATACATGGACGTGTTACGAGGGTGAGGATAAAGCATGTGGTGAATGTACTGCGTGTAGTTCACGCATCCAAGGATTTCTTCAAGCAGGTTACATTGACCCAGTTCAATACTCAAAGGAGATCCCCTGGAAGTCTCATGACTGTGTAGGTATATAATATGTGTGGTATATTTGGATCTTTAGATTATGATGCATATAAGTCTATATATGCAGATAACTGCGTCCGGGGAAATTTCGCCGGTGGTTCACTCTATGTGAATCATAAATCTCACAATTACTCAATAAGTAAATGGCCAGGTGTATTGCACGATTCTGATCTCGACTGTCATGACAAACAATATATTAATCACGACATATATTTAGGTCATACACAAGCACCTACAAGTATGATACGAGCGTATGATGAACGCACCACACATCCATTTGTATCTAAAGATTGGGTAGTCGCGCATAATGGTATTCTAGAGAATCACCTAGAGCTAAGAAAATCAATTAATAGTGATATATGTTCTGTAGACTCTGCTGTGATACCAGAACTACTCCAACTATGCATGCAGGATACAGTTGACGATATTGATACCATATCACTCATGGCATCTAAACTGAAGGGTACATTCGGGTGTTGGATATTTAGCAGGGTGAATCGTGAGGTGTATATTATAAGATCTGGTAGTACTATATACACGAATAAAAAGAAGAATGAATTCACCTCTACCCGAACTACAGCATCATTTCAACCCTTACAAGAGGGTGAGATATACAACATGACACAAGATGGTTTAAAGTCTGTCGGAGACTTTAAGTACAGCTCACCATTCTTTGTACTATAAATTTTAAATGAAATATTATAAAGTAGAATACAAGTTAGGTGATTTGAGTACGAATCACTTTAGATATTATCAAGCAGAAGATTATGAGAGTGCTCAGCGTTTGTTTGCTGATGATTCAAATAAAAATATATTTGTCGGTGGTGAGGCATGTATCATATCTACAGAAGAATATGACCCAGAGTCTGATTGCTGTGATGTTGATGTGGATTGTTCCTGCTAAAATCATGAAAAATATATTAGCTGTATCATGTACATCTCACAGCAAAGATCGTAGGGATAGCCTGATGGTGTACAAGTCATTAAATTTACTGAAACATGAAATCGACCTTCGTATAATTTATGACAACAAGAGAGGCCTCCCGGAGGTTTACAATGAGTATATATCTGCAAAATATGCTAAGAAGTACGATATATTATTATTCATACACGATGATGTATATGTAGATGACCTTAAGATAAGAGGAAAGCTATATGAGGCAATCAAACAATATGATATTGTTGGTGTCGCCGGTTGTTTGTATCCGATTATAAGAAAACCAGCGTTATGGCATCTGATGTCAGATCGTCTTAACCATAGAGGTTATGTTGCTCATGTAAACCCACAGGATATAGCAACTATCAATATGACAACATTTGGACCTACTCCTAGTCGTGTTGCTGTAATTGACGGCCTCTTCATGGCTATCAATCTTAAAAGTGTATTAAATTCTGAATGGAAATTTGATGAAGATTTCAAGTATCATCACTACGATTTATCATCCTGCTTATATGCAAATGAGAAGAATTTAAAAATTGGCGTTACACCTATAAACACCATTCACGCTTCATCTGGGTTGTCAAGTATATCTAATCCTGATTTCACTGAGTCTCAAGATATATTCATATCTAAACATCATGCCAAATAAGATAGACTTAGATTTCTATGAGACTGTTATAATATATCATGTATTGACAGATGACTCATATCTCGGATCTATTGTGGATATATTAGATGTTAAATTATTCAACAATAGAGACATTAGATCTATAGTGAAGATAATTTGTAAATTTTATGAAGAGCGAGATGCAGTACCATCACTAACAGAGTTGAAGGCTTATCTAATAGATGATACACTGAAGCAAAACTTCAAAGCTGTCGTTAATATCATATCTACATTTGACTCAAACTTCGATAATGATGAGCTGATGATAAACACAGAGCAATTCTTCAAGGAGCGATCTGTATACAGCACGATGCTGAGTATCGTAGATGAACAGAAACAAGACAAGCCAGTTGATACATCTGATATTATCAAGAGATTAGAAGACGCATGTAGTATATCCATTCAAGCAGATAAGGGTTTAGATTATTACAATGATGTAGATAAACATATATCAGACCTACTACAAGAAGATAGTTGTATATCATCTGGATGGGAGTGGTTGGATGAGAAGATAGGTGGTGGTTATCTTGAGCATGGCCGCGCTATATATGTTTTCGCTGGAGAAACTAATATTGGTAAGTCTATATTTCTCGGAAATACAGCGATCAACCTAGCCAATCAAGGTAAGACTGTATTGCTAGTAACACTAGAGATGTCTGAATTAGTATACGCTAAGAGGATTAGTACAAATATAACACAGATACCCATAAGTCAACTGTCACATGATGTTGAAGTTCTTAAATCTGAGATACAATCACACCACGACAAAACACAAGGTCGTATACTGATAAAAGAGTTCCCACCAAGTACAATCACATGCTCGACACTTAAAGCTTTCATAAAAAAGTTAAGAGATACAGGTATAGTAATTGACGCTCTGGTCATAGATTATGTTAATCTATTGACTACTACTGATGGTGTTAATTCTTATGAGAGGATAAAGTACGTCACCGAGAGACTCAGAGCTCTTAGTTACGTTTTCACCTGCCCAGTTATTACCGCTACGCAGTTGAATAGATCAGGATACAACGAAACTAATCCAGGCCTAGAGACAGTTGGTGAGAGTTATGGTCTAGCTGCTACAGCTGACTGTATGTTCAGTATATGGCAGGAAGAAGAAGACGCAGAGATCGGAGTTATTAGATTAGGTCTTATGAAAAATCGATTCGGTCAAAACTTTGGTCAGTGTGCTATGCAAATTGACTACCCTACACTAACTATAACACAAGACGACTCTCTACCAGATTGTAACAGTACGCACACTGAAGAAGAAGACTCAAAGAGTTCGGATTTTGATATAGAGAAATTCTTGAAAGGTTGATATACGAGTTGATATATATGATTATCAACGATAAATATCGTTTATATTATGAGTACGAGAAAGTGTCAAATATTTACTGATTGTGATCTAGATGGTGCTGGAGCATACCTAGTGTTTAGATGGTTCACTCAATCTAGTTGCTCGGTCAAGGTCACTAGAGTCAATGACGTAGAGCAAGATTATAAGAGTTGGTCTAAGGGTAAAAATGTATCGGATTATGATATATATTTTCTTGACCTTGATACATCATCTGATGAGATGTTGAATCTTATAGATAAACCTAACGTGACAATCTACGACCACCACAAATCTCACGATAGCGCTAAATCACTATATAAGCACGCCAAGATATGTATAACTACATACTCAAGTACTACTAAACTGATATACAATGTACTCAGTGTAAAATATCCAGAAATAAAACTAACAAACAACCAGAAGCTATTAGTAGTATTAGTGGATGATTATGATAGCTACAAGTTCAAGATTCCAAATTCATATGAGCTCAATTGCCTGTTCTGGAATTACGCTGGTGATAGATTATCTAAATTTATAGAAGATTTCGATACAGGGTTCTTTGCATTCACTAGACAACATCACAACATAATTAATTTTTACTTGAAGAAGCTAGCGAATACAAAAAGAAGCCTGAATATATACACCGCAGATATACCTATTAAAGGCAGCAATTATAAATTCATCAGCACGTTTGCAGATTCATGTATAAATGATATAGCTGATCACATCATAAAGGAACACACTGCAGATATAGGTATGGTAGTCAATACAAAATCAAATAACATCTCGTTCCGGAAGCAACATACATGTCAGGTTGACCTATCCAAGCTAGCACAAACTATATGCGAGACTGGTGGTGGTCATGAGTATGCCTCCGGTGGGACTATAGGAGATAAATTTATGGAGTTCAGTAAAATTTTCACACAAATTCAATAATGAATACAGTAATAACGCAGATAAAGTCAAACGACCCAACGACACCTATAAACACGAGAGAATTTGATCATAAATTCTTATCATTTTGCACATGTATATGCTTATCTAAAAATAAGAAAATGAATCTAGCCAAGATATTCATAGCATTACTCGAAAACTCTAGTATCCGCTCCGCGATGCTATACTCCTCTGCAGTTGATAGTGACTGGGTGCTATTAAGAAAATTTCTAGAATATGACTCTACATTATACAAATCAAAGTATATAAAAAATTACCTACTATCAACATCCACCCCACTAAAGAAATGACCAGTTTTGAAGAATTGATATACAACAAGTATATTGCAGTATCACGATCTAGTCAAAATAAACCGTTCCGACTTAGAAAAGATTTTACTGATTTTGAGAGTACAGAATATTATGCATATGTGAAAAAATTATCTTACTTCTTCACAAAATTCCCGCATATAAATCTAGATGACTTCTTCAAAGCACCTTATGAAATATACAAGGATACTGATTTTGATCTTAAATTCTATATATCTCAGAGAGCTTTAAAAGTGTATACACTATTCAACCAAAAGACCAGAGCATTACCACCAGATAGTGATGAGCAATTGTATGGTATTAAGAAATCACTTCAATACATTCTAACCTTCTGCAATAATCAATCTATATTAATCGATGATTATATATCCCACAAATCTGGAGGGATCCCTTCATGTGCCCTACACTTGAAGCAATGTAAAGTCACAATGTATACATTGCTTGGTTTCAATCAATTCGAGAAGACTATCAATAGCTCAGATATTGAGTATATCAAGCATGTGTTAGGTGATATATATGACAATATACCTACATTCAGAACGAAATTTATATCATCAAAGATAGCCAAGAAGTTATCAAGAGTGGGTATAGATAAGATCCGAGATTTACAATCTAAAAACTCAATCGTACAATAAGTTGCATTACAGCACACCTTATGTTATAATATAGACATGAGTATGTTCAATAGTTCAATGTTTGATACAATTAAAGACGCGTTAAGTAAAGAGACGTCTGGTTCTCGATCAAGTGGTATTAGCGATATACTGAGATTTGAAAAAGGTAACACTTTTACTGTCCGGTTATTACCTAATATACAAGATCCAGGAAAGACTTTCTTTCACTACTTCGTACATGGGTGGGAATCGTTTGCAACCGGGCAGTATATAAGTTTTACTAGCCCGACTACATTCGATGAGAGAGATCCTATCGGTGAGTATAGATACAAGATGTATAAGACTGGTTCGCCAGCAGAAAAAGAAAAGTCGAGAAGTATCATCAGAAGCGAGAAGTGGTTAGTCAACGCTCTCGTGATTGACGATCCTTTAAACCCGGACAACAACAACAAAGTAAAGGTTGTTCGTTTTGGCAAGCAACTTCATAAGATTATTATGGATGCAATCTCCGGTGAAGATAGTGATCAGTTTGGCTCTCGAGTTTTTGACTTATCATCTAATGGTTGTAATCTGAGAATTCGTTGTGATGACCAAGGTGGATTTCCTACTTATGTAGCTTCTAAGTTTTTGATGCCGAGTGAGATTGCTAATGTAGATGCAGACTCAACGTACGAAAGTACTACAGATCTAACTAAAGTATTTACAATCAAAAGTTATGATGAGTTGCTACAAGGTTTAAACGAACATTATCATGTTAATGACGAAATTTCGAGTACCTCAGATGTACAAAGCTCAACCCCAGCACCCGCTCCATCTCCCGTGGTATCTACAACCACAGTGGTTGATACACCGGTGGTCGTCAAGCCTGTGTCAAGTGAGTCACCTCAGTCAACAACTGGTGAAGACCAACCGTTAGATGATGATAAGATCAAAATGCTCTTGCAGGGTTTAGATGGATAATAAACATAAACCAACCGAAGATATAACACCAGAATCTATTGACTGGGCAAGTTATCATGCAGATAACCAGCAGAATATAGATATAGGTACCGTAGCTAATCTAGTTCAACGAATCGGTGGTGAGCTGAGTCATATTGATAAACAATTCGTAGGTAGTAGTCCTTCTCGCGTCGAGAAAATAGATAAGCAGAAGATTTTATCTGAACTCACTCCTGAGAATAATACTAAATCAAGTCCACCAAATCATCCTACCCCTAGACAATCTGAGAACATAACTCAAACTAACATCAACCATTCCCCTAGTAGTGCATCAATCAGCAAGGTGCCAATCACCGATGATGCACTACTGGGTATTGTTAAAAGATTAGATCGATTGGAGTCAACAGCTAAGGCATTCAAGCATGCAAGGAAGATTAAACGAGGTGTTACATATAGCGTGAGTTCTAATAGTATGAGAGGTCAGATAAAGGATGCAGATCTTATAGCTGAGCTTGTATTATCCGAACTCGCAAAAGGAGTAAAGACAATATCAATTAAATTACATGAAAATTCAGATACAAAATAGAATAGACTTCCTGAGATATTTTATATCACCTCTATGTAAGATAGACGAGAATGTAGTGATAAAGACCAGTGATAATAAGCTATCCACCATTGCGTGTAGTAGTGATTCATCAGTGTTCTTGAATTGTATATATACTGCATGTGATATTGAACCAGGTGTATATTCAGATATAAACCTACCAGATGTTAGCAAGATGTTGAACGCTATTAATTCTTTATCAGTTCATGACTTAGAGTTACTTCATGAAGATAATAAATTAAAGTATAAATCAGATGACATAAGCTTCAAGGTGCATCTTCTAGAAGATGGTATTATAACACCTCCAGCAGTTAATATAGACAAGCTCAAGAATATTGAGTTTGATACATCATTTGATATACCATATGATCGACTACAGACACTGATTAAAGGTTCAACGTTTGCTACAGACACCAATAAAGTATATTTTCAAACTGATAATAATAGAGTCTTAGCTGAGCTTAGAGATTCAGACAATGAGTATATCAATTGTTTCTCGTCTATTGTGTCAGAGAGTCACAGGGGAAACCCAATAACTACTGCTGTACCAGTCACGTTTGAAGCATTAAGAATGATCCTAGGTATCAAATTTGAAGTATGCTCCGTACACTTGAGCAATAAACTGAATGTATTCTTATTTGACATATCAGGAGAAGGTTATAAAATAAATTATATAGTAAGCGGATTACGCAGATAAAATGAAAAACAAAATATCAACACAAGGTTACTTCAACAAGCGATTAAAAGATAACGGTTATATAATATGGAGAATATTCGATAAGTATAGCATCGGAGACCATAGAAAATGGACCATACTGTTAAATCCTGGATACCATTCAGTTTATATTACATGCATCGTTAATATGGAATCTGTAAACGATACTCCTGTATTTATGTTTGATGATGGTGGTGTGTATATCAGACGTGATTTGAAGATCAAGACTGACAGGATAGAGGATATACTCACACATCTAATTGAGAGTGGTATCACAGCGGATGCAGATGATTATCGTAAGATAGAGTTAGAGCAAGAATTTAATGTTTCTCGTGATGACCGATAAAGAAGATGATTATGAGCCTGAGAAGGTCGTCGGTAAATCACCTGATGAATCAAGTGACATAGAAGAAAATGATGACCTCTTAGATGAGCATTCTGAAGAAGATGAGTCGAGTCTCTATGGTGTATATGATGAAGATGAGGATATAGAAGATGTATACCGTCGATCACTCAAGCCCGATAAGAAGAACATGCGATCACAATTATTAACAGCAGCATTAGAATCACAGATCGTCGAATATCAATCCAAGAGACGTGAGTCATTGAAAACATTAGACGATCTAGCATCTATAATCGAAGAATTTACAGATTCTTTTATATTATTAGGCTACGATTTTAAGGGTAATCCAGTCAACTTAATCTCCGCGCAAACACAACAACAAGCTGATTCTCTAGGCACATTAGTGCATAAATTTTTAGTGGAGAAGTCCTTGAAAGGTCCAGGTGGTTTATGAGTAATATATTAATTCTAGGAAATGGTTTCATTGGATCTAAAATCAATCAAAAACTAACACAATCACTTGACAAGTCACATACAGTTCAGATAATATCTCAGAGTGATATGGATTATACTAACGTATGCAATCTACTATCTGATGATATAATGGCACCTGATATCATTATCAATGCATGTGGGTATACCGGAAAGCCGAATGTTGATGCTTGTGAGGATAATCGATCTGAGTGCTGGAGACTGAACACAGTATTTCCAGTCAATCTTCATGAGTTCTGTAAAGCAACCGGTGTGTTGTTAATTCATGTATCTAGCGGTTGTATATACAATGGATATGATAAGGTGTATACTGAGGAAGATGAATCAAACTTCGGTTTATATGATGATGTGAGCAGCTTCTATAGTAAGTCTAAGCACGCTGCAGAGATCTTAATGGATACATCGTCATCGCTAGTGCTATTCCGCATTCGAATTCCATTTACATGTGATAGTACATCTAGAAATTATCTCAATAAATTGCTAGGGTATGATAATATCATATCAATGGATAATAGTATCACATGTGTCGAGGAGTTCACTTCAATGATATATAAGATGATTGAATCTGGTGACATTTATAATATACCTGCCGGTATATACAATGCTGTCAACCCTGAACCGGTAACCGCTAGTACAATTACAGACATCTTAGTTGATCATGGATTACATAACGATAACTGGAGCATAGTAGAACTTTCAGCGTTAGATATAAAAGCCAATAGAAGTAATTGCATTTTATCAGATGATAAGCTATCATCTATAGGATATAGATTCGACCCTACACTCGAATCGTTGATCAATACAATCAAAAAATTATCTACTGATGTTCAGCTTCGTAAAAAATATTCTAAAAAAGAAGGTTCACAAACCTCATGAGTTAAATCCAGGGTCTATATATGCCGTTCTTCATGGTGTGTATGTAGGAGAAATGCTCGTCTATATAGAGACCACAATCAATAAAAATCACTTCTTATCGATTCCAAAGATGATTAACAGAGAGATACCCATGGATAAATGGAAATTGGCTCTAGATAATAATATCGTTGAATTTGTTGAATCAATACCTAAGCAAGAGCTTCAAGTATGCTCTGCACAATACAAACACAATAAACAATGAACTTAATTATAGACGGATCGAATTTGATGCATAGATCATACTGGGTTAGCTCGAAATATAACAGACCTATGGTTCTGCTATTTCTTAATAGCTTGAGAAAGTTATTCAACGAGTGGTCTCCTCATCAAGCATATACTGTATGGGATAGCCGACTCATTAAAGGAAAGAAGAATTTCCGGAGAGATGTTAGTACATACAAGTCGGATCGCGATAAGGATAAGATTAAGGATGTATATGAATACGATAAATTAATCAGATCACTATGTTCAACCTTAGGTGTACAGAATATATATCCAGGAATACTGGAAGCTGATGATGTTATATCATATATGTGTAAGCATTACTTAATAGGAAGTAACATAATCATATCAACAGATCAAGATATGTTACAATTGATAAACTTTGATACTAGTGTGTATAATCCTATTAAGAAAATTACCTACACATACGACAACTTCCGAGACTACTTTCCGGTAGAATTGAAAGACTATCTAACATATAAAGCACTAATCGGTGATAAGTCAGATAATATACAAGGAGTTGCGGGTATAGGTCCAAAGAGAGCTGTTAGATTGATCACAGAAGGTGTTTATAACAGCAAGAGCCTAACCTCAAAGGATATATCTAGATTTGAACATAACTTAGATATGATCGATCTCTCAAAAGGTTGGGTTCATCACCCAGAAGAGAAGTCAATATATGAATATCAACTCAAAGAATCTAGTAAATCTACATCGAGTCATACAGAGTTTCAAAGATTGTGCGCAGATAATAACGTCGATGTTGAGTATGATTTTTCGATGTTCTTCAAGGACTCTATTAATAGTGCTGTGGTTGATGCTCTGAGATGAACATACCGCAGACGTACGTCGTCGAGAAGTTCTATCAATTCGCTGGTTATCCGAGATATAAAAAATCTAGTAATACATACGAAGGAGGTTGTAGTATATGTAAGGAAGGTTCTTCATGGGGTCGTAAGAGACGTTTATATTACATGCCAGATAAGTCAGCGATATGTTGTCATAATTGCGGTTGGTATGGAAGTGCATGGAGATGGGTATCAGAAGTCGCGCACTTATCCTATGACGAGATACGAAGTGAGATAACTGCAAACGAATTCAACTTAATTGACATCAAGTCATTATCAGTAAATAACTCTCAACTTGAGAAATCGAGTGAACCGCTACCTAAAGACAGTATAAATCTATCATCTCCACAACAGGTTGAATATTATAAAGATGATCAGATGGTGACCAAGGCTGTTAGATATATCAATTCACGAAGATTAAACAAAGCAGTAAATAGACCACCTAGTATGTATATAAGTTTGACAGATTTTGTGCATAAGAATAGACTATGCATACCATCTACAAATAGCGATCATAGTGTGTCATATTATCAGACACGATCACTACTAGATGATGGCTCACCCAAATACCTCTCTAAACAATACGCAGAACGTGATGTATATGGAATCAGTGGAATTACAGACATATATCCAAATGTATATATATTCGAAGGACCTCTTGATTCATTTTTTGTAGATAACTCTGTAGCTATATACGGTATACAAGAGAAGAGTAAGCAATCACTGACTGTAGCTCAGCATGAAGCTCTATCTAACTTATTCTACATGAATAAGGTGTGGGTATTAGACAATCAGCATATAGATAATGCCAGTAGAGAGAAATCTAAGCTATTACTAGACCGAGGAGAGAGTGTGTTTATATGGCCTCGAAGTCTTACTGAATTTAAAGATTTTAATGAACTGTGCATGCATCATAGATTAAACGAAATCTCGCATAAGTTCATAGACAGTAATGTATATACTGGCTCAGATGCAAAGCTGAAGCTGATTTAAATTGTATCTTTTTGACTAGTCTTGCTCTGAGCAGTGAGTAGATATTGCTTTAACGATTCCCCTAAGCTTGATAAATCTTGGGCAATCCTAGATATCTTCTTAGATTCACTCCTAGCTACATCAGATAATATCGAACCACAATCTGTTTGATTGAGCTGAGCGTTCATTGAATCTGGAGTCAATCCATTTAACTGCTCTATAAAACTCTCAACATTATTAACCCAGTTGGTTAATATCTCAGTAGTCTGAGCGGTTTGATGAGCTTCAAAATCTGCAACTGGGTTTGTTGGTACATCATAATCACCAGGTGATGTGCCATCATCTAGATCCGCAGCAAAGGCTTGACGATCTGCCTCCTGCTCTTCACCAGTGGATGTTGAATCAATATCATCATCCTCGCACAACATCTTAAGAAATTTACCTTGAAAGTTACTCATGTTATAATTATTTATACTTCTACCGCCTAAATAATAATATAGATATGAGAAAAAAACAAATACATGAGAATTTGACATCAGGTGGAGGTCAACAATTATACGGAGGTTCGGATGGTCCGAAGAGAGTAAATCTGATGGATGTCTTGAAATTTCAGGACTACCTACAAGACCAGCTTACCAAAGCCCCGAAAGTTCTTCCAGCTCCAATGTCTCACAATATGCTAGATAACATAGCGGATGTTTTTGTTAAGATAAACGACATTCAATCTGAGCTTATGCATGTATTGCAGAATCCACTAGTAGTGGATAATGATGATGTGGTTAAGACGTTGAAGACCATGTATAAGAAATTTTCTAAAATGAAACTTATGATAAAATCTCTATCACACGACCTAGAAGACCTTGATATCTCTAAAGACTGACTCTAAATAACTATAGAGTGAGTAGTTTTAAATCTATAGTTACATTATTGAGTATAAGTATATTGGCTTCTGCGCTCGCAGCTGTCAACGGAAACGACTACGTGTATATATTCTACATGACGCTCATATTCCAACTAATTCTTGGCTTCACTGTATCATCAATCCGGAATCCTATTCTTCAACTTAGAGCTGAAGCTATTGAGAATGAGAGGATACAATCATTCTCCCAACAAGGAGTTGACCTAAAGTGCGCGCATTGCGGTAGTATATCGATAGTACCGGTTGTGTTAGATGAGAAAAATGAATATGATTGCCCTAGTTGTGATAATAGTAACTCACTATACATCAATATCACTGTGGCTAGGAAGACCAACATGTTGAATATGCAACATCTTGTAACTTCATCAATTGATGATGAGAGTACTACAATCGATACCATCCGGAATGAGTAACATAATCAACCACAACTCAGACGATATAACCAAACCAGCATCCGATATATCACCTATTAAATCTCAAGATAGTATCAACAGTGATGACTTATTAGCTATAGTAGAAAAATACTTTATACTATCCGATTCAGATCAACGTCAGGCATACGCCGCAGGTAAATCTGATATCATCAGAGATGAGTTCGACATCCATCACTTTATCAACAGTATACACTCTATACTACAAACACACTGCAAGGATCAAGCTAAAGACAAACACGTCAGTATATCAATCACAAAAATCTTCAAAGGGTTTGAAAACTTAAACGATATCCTTGGTTCATTAAATAGTACGCATTCAGCGGATCATTTAGTTGTATTGAGGTTGTTAAGTTATTGCCTTTATTCATATTTTAAGTATAATCAATCATATGATAGACATAAACAAATACAAGCACAAGTCAATCGCAATTAAAGCCGACTCTAGAGGAGTAGATGAGATGTCATATTATGAGCTATCTAGGTGGTTGTGTTTAATCGAGGCAATAGAGTATATCGGTCGAAAATGTGAGCATATAGGTCTACCTGATACAGATGGTTCGTGGGTAAAGCCTATAGCTATCCAGAAGTATGTAGATGAGAGAACAGAGAGTATGTTATTCGAGGTAACTAACCAAGGCACCATATAATGCACTACATCATTGGAACACAAGTATTGATACAGGACTCTAGAGTTAAGTTTAAACCTGGAGCGACCTCAGGGTCCCGGGTGAGACCAGTGATCTCTGACTTTAAGCCAGGTGTAAGATACACTTTATATCATATACGTAAAGATGAGGATGATAAGATTCGATATGTATTTATATCAGATGATCAAACAGATGTCGTTGGATTGAAGTTTGACTCACCTAGTGATGCTGATAAAATGATATCATCAATCAAGGGTGACACTTTACCTGATTATAAGGATATATACTCTAGGAATTCATCCTAGACATAACCACCATACACATCATCATTTCCAGAATCAGTATAATCAAATATACCGATTGACTCTTCTCTGACATTATCTTCAACCTGCTGACTCACACTCTCACGCGGTATACCAGGTTCAAAACTATAATCATGTCGTTTAGCTTTAATTAACCATATATAGTGGCCTGTGAGTTGATTTATTTGTTGTACATCTTGATCGATTCTCTCTGTAATTTCAAAATGATTACCAGATCTACCTCCTGGTCGACCTTCACCAAATTCACTCAAATCAAAAACGTCACCAGCCTTAGGCTCGCTACTCTCACCAAATGAATCGTAGAATTGTTGTATGTGGATGAAGCATGTCACCTCATCATCAGAAACTAAACCAAACTTTTGCATGACTACTGCGTTCTCATTTAAGTTTAATGTTACTATCAACTTCACACCATCCTTAAAACCAGATTCAGGTTCCTCACCATATACACTATCTGCAGTATCGAGTGATGTTTTGTTAACATAATATGTAATCTCAGATCCATATATATTAATCTGTTCACGCCACCAGTCATCATAATTACTCCGCTCACATGCACTGATATCTTTATTGAGAAACCTCACTGGATCGTTACTGAATGGAGAGGCGCTCATGAATGTAAAGTGTATGTACCAACCATACTCCGAGTGATGATCATCTTAGTATTACCTAGATTCTTACTCTCGCCTCTCTGCAATGAACTTATATGATACCTTCTCATTATATCCTCAACGTCAACTACACTTAGTGGTCTTGTATTACCGGTAGATCTGACATTCTCAACTTTATTATTTAAGTCAGGTCTAGCTCGATGAATCTCTGGAACCTGTCTCATATTCTTCCGATCATTCCCTCTCGCACCTAACCTCACGTAAGGTGGTAACTTAGCTAAACCATCACTCTCTGTCAAAGCTCTATAAAATTTATTTTGAAACTTATCCACTCAATTACTTAATCGTCTCAGTTCATAAAAAAACCTTAGACTCTACACCTAAGGTTTTTTAATTAAATTATTTGTATGATACTACGATAGTAGACCTTGATTATTACCGGTAATTTTACCAGTTACAACATTTGATCGACCTCCAGTCGCTGTCATCTTAGCTGTTGTGTCAGCAAGATCTCCATCATTTCCGACTTTATCCATCACCTTGCCTGTAGCACCGCCTGAAGTTACCTTACTAGCGTGACCTCTGACAACGTTTTTCTTCTTAGGTCCTAATTGTGTTGGATCTACTCCTGGACTCGTTCCATCTGAAGTATGCTGAGCTTCAACTGCCTCTGGAAAAGGATCTTCTTCTCCTTCTTCATCTGAACCTAACATGTCTCCATCATCTAAGTCTTCAATTTCTGATCCTGTACCGTCAATTTGACTCAATACATCTCTCAGTACATCAGCTTGATCTGATGATAACGTGATTGTAATTTCTTCACCGCTTTCTTCACCTTCAAAATCATCAACTGGTTCGTCTTCTATACCCATCTCGAATGAGTCAACATCGAAATCGTCACCAGCTTCCATAATCGTCGAGTAAAGCTTGTCGAAAATGTTCTCTTTTTTATCCATACTAGTATTTATATGGCTCTTTTGAATTTTCACTGTTTCTGGAGATTCTTTTATATCTTCTATCTTTTTCTCCACACCATCTACACCAGGTCCATCACCCTTAATTTCATCCTTCTTAACATCTTTCTCTAGTTCAAATGTGTCTACATTATCACTCTCGTTTAAAATATCAGTGTATACATCTTCAAGTTCTTTGATGTGTCGTGTTAGATTTCTAGATTGTTTCACGTAAATACTTATAGAAAAAATCGTGAAAACAAAGGACTTAAGCCAAAAATTTTATCTAGGTAACCAAAATCTACCTACTGATCAAGCTAAATTTGAGTATACAGCCGAGATGGTTTCGGAGCTCAAGAAGACTAAGAAAAACCTTCTTTACTTTGCAGAAAATTTCTTTTTCATAGTAAACCTAGATACTGGTAGACAGACAATATCCTTACATAAATGCCAGAAGCGTGCTCTTAGAAACATGAGAGATAATAGATTTGTCATCATGTTAGCATCCCGGCAATGTGGTAAGACTACGATGATGACTATATATGCTCTATGGAATGCATGCTTTAATGATGATCAACGTGTATTGATAGTAGCTAATAAAGAAGGTACAGCTATAGAGATATTCCAGAGAATCAGGCTAGCGTATGAAGAATTACCCAATTGGATCAAACCCGGAGTTAAGGAATACGGAAAAACCAGCATGTCATTAGCGAACGGAAGTAAGATAGGTATCAGCACTACAACAGGCACAGCAGCCAGAGGTCAATCCGTCAACTGCTTGATATTAGATGAGCTAGCATTCATTGAACCTCATATGGTTGAACCTTTCTGGAATTCAGTATATCCTATAATATCATCATCAAAAAAATCTAAAATATTTGTAGCCTCTACACCCAACGGTACAGCAAATCTATTTTACAAAATTTATAATGGTGCGATCGCGAACGACAACGGTTGGTCTCCAGAAAGAATAGACTGGTGGGAGGTTCCTGGTCGTGATGAAGTATGGAAATATGAAACAATAAGAACAATCGGATCAGAAGAAGTATTTCGTCAGGAGTTTGGTAATGAGTTCCTAGAGACTGGTGAGAGTGTAGTTGATGAAGTGTTACTCGAGAAATTATTAATCCACAACAAACCACCGATGCATGTATTGGATGAAGGAGACTATCTTATATGGGAGAATCCAGATCAAGACAACACATACGCAATCGGAGTGGATGTAGGAGAGGGTGTAGACAGAGCAGCGTCAGTCGCACAAATCCTAGATATAACAGATCTAACAAACATAAAACAAGTCGCTATATATCATAGTAACAAGATCAGTCCATATAACTTCACTGCTAAGCTATATGATATATTATGTCACTGGGGGTCACCATTAGCATTAATTGAGAGAAATAACTGCGGAGCTCAAGTTGTTGACAGTCTCAAGAATCATCATAATTATGAGAATATTGTGACATACACCCCAAATCTTAAGAAGATTGATCACAATCGACCTGGTGTACTGGCGCATACTAATACCAAGTATAAGGGTGTGATGAATATGAGATATTGGATCAATCAACTTAATGTTGTACAACTTAGAGATATAAACACTGTTAATGAGATTAAAAACTTCATCAGACTACCCAACGGAACATGGAAGTCACGACCTGGTAAGGATATGTGGGACGATAGAGTGATGTCATTAATATGGGCATTGATGATACTAGAGACAACATTGACTGAACGATATTTCGAGATAGAGCAATATGATGATAACGGTAAACCTTTAATCATCCGAAGTTTATATGAAGGCTTTGAGCAGTTCATGAATCCTCTGCCTGTATCAGACGATATTGGTAGTGCAGCTCTACCTATATCTTTTGGTGGTTATGACACTGGTGCTGATATATCAGAATTAGAATCTATGGGTTGGCATACACCTGAGTAAAAATCATGAAAACCATCTAAATATAAATATAATATGAACGAATACGAACCATCTCTAGAGCCTATCATGGAACAATCTCACCTGAATAAAGCGAAGTCTGATAAGTTTTTAATGGTACTAGACCTTCCGGATGCTTTGAAGAGTATCAACACTGCGAACGACAGAGCATCAAATCACGTCAATTCAGATTCTATTATATATAGCGTTTATTCAACTCAGATACCTGAGGTTCATGTATCTGACAAAGAGACTAAGTTCTCCGGACAGACTTTTCATTTCACTAGCCACAGCCGTCCAGAGTATGGTAATATAAAAGTAGACTTTACTGTAGATAGTCAATTCAACAACTACTGGGTGATATATAAGTGGATCAACTTACTGAATAATAATAAAGAGGGATTCTTTGATGCGGAGAGTTTATCCACAGTTGATAATCCATATGAGTCGTATTCCACTACTATCACTGTATTTGGATTAGATGAATATAATAAAAAGCGCATTCAGTTTGACTTTATAGGTGTAGTTCCAGTCAAGCTAGGTTCAATTCAGTACAATTACAGATCTGATAAAGATATTGAGTCTAGCTTTGAATTTTCTTTCAGTCAGATGATAGCGAAATTGATCTAATATACCTGTATTTCCAAGAAAACATTTTGCAATTAAATAAATACTAATAGAAACCATGGCACGTACAATACAATCACCCGGAGTCGAGATCAACGAGATTGATCTCTCATTAAGACCAAGTTTACCTATAGGTACTAATATACTAGTACCTGGATTTGCTAATCAGGGACCTGTAGACGAAGTTTTACAAGTGACTAGTATATCTGAGTTCGAACAACTTTACGGTCTACCTACTAACGCCGCTGAGAGATACTTTTACCATACAGTAAAGGCATCATTCAACAGCCCAGCAAACGTATATGTTACTAGATTACCATATGGTGAGAATGAAGGTGAGACGGTGGGAGACGAATATACAGCACTATGCTACCCTGGATATACTAGACCATCTCTCGAAACATTAGAGTCATGGGTATCGAGCGATACACCTACTTTATCAGCAGCTGGAGCTGCTTGGACTGAACATGGTTCAACTGTTTATAGTGATCCAGATGCAGTTGAGGTTATATTTGCAGCTCATCAAGCTTCTGCAACCAAGTATACTGACAGTGATTTATATTTACTAGGTGAACCAAAACACGTAACACTGACACAATCTGAGTATGATTCTCTCACCAACAACGAAGTTCAGTGGTCTGATAAACCTGGTACAGTTACTTCTTCTGGTATCACAGCAATACAGAATTCTGCTCTTGTCGTACTCAACAGTAGTCGACGAGCGATCAACGAAAAATTTGAAGGTTATTATGTAGCATTATCTGATAACACAAACCTAAACCCCGCTACAGATTTTGACAGCGTTCGAGAGTTAAGATCTATCAACAAGAATACAACCACTGGTAGTACAGTTAAAATTCCAAGTGAAAGACTGACGTTCAATATTGAAGGAGATTCAAATGATAGTAACGTTTCCATATCTGAAGTGGTTGAGAACCTAGGTGATTACGACATGAATTCAGTAGAGTTCAGTGATGTATTAACACTAGCTGTTTTTAAGATCCGGCAATCAACATTGAATCCTGATGTAGCAAAATTAGACTATGTACTATCAGAGTCATATATAGGTTCATTGTCGTATCATCGTGAAAAATTTGGACAAACTGGAGGCAAAGCAGAATCATTCTTTATAGAGAGTATATCTGATTCATCTCCTAATGTAACAGTAATAGTCAATCCTAATATAAGCAAGAGCACTGGTTCGTGGTTGGGTGATGACGCTTTACCTGAGAGAAGAGTTCGTATTCTATCTAAGAAGCATCAAGATTATCTAGGTGTAGTTGATCCGTCGGAGCCTAATGGCGCGTTTCTAAACAGAGCTGAAGAAGCTGACTTAGGTCAATGGATATACAAGATTAACACTGCTGGTTTAAATTTAAATACTGGTGATAAAGTATTTCCACATGGTGTATTCAAGAAAGCTGAAGCGGCCGCTAAGAATATAGGAGCTATTCCAACTAAACTGGAGTATATTTTCGAGACAATAGACAACCATGAGTTATATCCACTGGATATAACCTGTGAAGCTGGTCTTGGTACTATATTTGTAGGTTCACATGGAGGTAGAAGATCGTTTGATGATGAAGCCTACTTTGAAGTCGGAGATGGATTAGGTACAGAAGAGAATGGATATGTAGCTGGAGAACCTGGTTATGATGATTTCAAAGAACCATCAAACCCAGATGGTCAGTGGGGTTATGATAATCTCTACACTCCAAGAGTGCTTGAGAATAAGAAAAGAACTCTAGTCAACTACAACAACGTAGCTAACGTATTCGTAAATTTTGCTCAGAACAAGAGAAAAGATCACATGACGATATTAGATCCTATCAGATATCTATTCGTGCAAGGTCAAAATAATAAAACTCTAGGCAACAAGAATCATATATTTTCAAAACATGTATATTGGCCCGTCCGACATAACTACGAGGCTATAAATACTAGCTACGCAGCCACATACGGTAACTGGGCTCGAGTATTCGACGGTCAGTTGGGTCGTAATATATATGTACCATTCTCAGGCAGGATGGCTGCATGTTATGCAAGAACTGACGCACAATATCAACCATGGTACGCACCAGCTGGGTTCACAAGAGGTACTCTTAGTACAGTTGCTGATATAGCAGTATATCCTAAACAGAAGCATAGAGATCAATTATATAAAATAAGTGTCAATCCTATCGCAAATTTCCCTAATGATGGTTTTGTTGTATTTGGACAAAAAACATTACAATCAAAGCCAAGTGCATTCGACCGAGTCAATGTGCGTAGGTTGTTTCTATACTTAGAGAAAGCAGTCCGTGCTACTGTTAAGTATTATGTATTTGAACCAAATACGTTATTCACTCGAACACAAGTAGTGAATGTATTACCCCGATATTCGAGAAGGTTAAGAATACAGAAGGTATGTATGACTATCTTATAGTATGTGATGAAAGAAACAATACACCATTTGTAATCGATCAGAATGAAATGGTGATCGACATATATATTAAGCCGGTTCGTGCTGCTGAATTTATACTATGTAACTTTTACGCAACAAGAACTGATCAAAATTTCTCGGAATTAGTATCTTAACCATAAATATTTAAAATGCCAGATGTAAAACAAACAATAACGGACTTCTATAGAGTAGCCCAAGAGCGAGATTTCTCACGTGATTTTCATTTCCGTGTATTAGGTATCGATGCTGGGGATGCTGGTGGAGTATCATTCAGTGAAGATGACTTAGTGTATATTAAGACAGCGAGTTTACCTGGGAGATCCATACAGAACAAGCAAGTACCTTATATGGGTATGAATTTCAATGTACCGGGATCAGTTCAGTATGATGGTTCTGACGCTTGGGGGGTTGAGTTCTATTGTGACCAAGCCGCCACATTGCGCGCGAAATTTGAATCCTGGTCGTTCGACACTTTTGATGATAGTTCATCTACTGGTAACTACGCAACTCCTTCACAAAACTCAGTAATAAACTTATTACAACTCGATGCACAATTAAATGGTGTCGCAGAGTATAAGTTATACGGAGCTTATTGCGTGAAGGTGGGTGAGATCGCTTATCAACCATCTGCAGGTTCAGGTGCTCCAATGTCGTTCACCGCGACATTAGCATATCAATACTGGAGGAGAGAGAAATCATCTCTTACTGGTTCATTGAGAAACTTCACAAGTGGTATCGCAGATAAAGTTCTAGGAGCATTAGGATTGTAGGCTTAAATGGCTAAGCTTTTAAAGAAGCTGGTGGCCAAAGCCGGTAAGAAGCTTACAAACAAGCTAGTAGATAAAGCGTTCGGTAGTATTTTCGGAAAGAATCGTGGCGCGGGTCGTGTGTTTGGGTTAGGAGGTATGGAGCATGATAAGAGATTCGCTGAGAATCCAGATTTACTATCTTATCGGACTATTTTTCATGATCAACTGACTAATGAATGGGCTTTTCAGACACCCAATAGAAGTCTGTGGTATCTAGAGATAGACAACCTACCAAATGATATCGAGACACAATTCGATTTGGATACATTCGAGAGGTCTATAGTTAATGACAGAGTGGCTCAGATGCCCTTTGAAGGCAACCAGGCTGCTCATCTGCGTATTGTGGATGTGGATGGTCAAGGTTCACCTAACTCTCGAATGATGAAGAATGTCAAAGGAAATCAAAACACAGGATGTTTATTTGCTCAAGGTGTATCAATCCCTCAAGAATCGATGTCCTTCGAACGAACCAATCTCACGAATCATAGAGGTTTCATTCAAGGCTTAGTCGCGATGCCGAGAAACGACTTCATGCCTCTAGTTATTGAGTTTCGAGAGACAAACACATCATTCATTGATACAGTCATAAGACCTTGGATCATCCTGGCTAGTCATAGAGGATTAGTGTCAAGAGCTCCTGGAGATCTGAAGAATATAAAATCTGATATAACTATCACACAACTTGGATTAGAGGGTAGATCGACAGCTTCCAGCATCCGGAAGCAGTTCAGATTCTACAATTGTGTACCATATCAATCTCAGCCTCAGAATGCTACATATGATACAGATCAAGGATCTGTTCCACCAATCGACACATCATGGGTATATTCTCATTACTCAATGAAGATTGGAACTGGTGGCACCGGCGCTTCAGATCCTACCATGGAAGGTTTTGGTTCAATTCCGTCTGATTTTGATGGAAGAAGTATAGCTTAGCGAGCATTTTCATGCAATGGCTATTAATTAATTAGTGTCATCTAAGTTCTATTATCAAGTATATCTGCCTAGTATAAAGGACTATATTAGAATATCTGAGATAACTAACCAAGAACTATTAGTCATAGTAAAGCATAACTCAAACTCAGATAACGTTGGATTGTCAGATTACTTAGAACAATTGATATTGACCAAACTTCACCCAGATTTCTCATCGGTGGATCTACATCGAATAGATAAAATATGTATATTATTAACCATCATAATGGTATGCATAAACCCCAAGACTACCTTGCAATCCACCTGCACTCAAACACAAGAAGATTTCAGTATTAATATCGATATAGGGGACATGCTCAACATCATATCCAACGTGAATTATGATATATGCTCATCAACAACTGGTGATATCACCGTGACATATAGATACCCTGCGGAGCTCTTAGTGGATACTACGTCTATACACAAGTTGATATATAGTATCATTATCAAAGACATAACCTATTATACCCATGATATGACACAATCACAATTAAATGATATAGTGGACAACCTACCAGGTAATCTGTTCACTAGTATAGTGAGTAGTGTCAAGACCATGAACACACAATTCTCTCATGAGAAAATCCTGGAAATCAAATCACCTTATGTAGAAGAGACTCCTAGAATAGTGGATATGAATCTGATGAACAACGACATGTTAGATATAATATTCATACTGTTTGGAAGTGATCTCAATGGATTTTATGAATTGCAATTTGCTATGATGCATAACTACAACTTCTCTCCTCAGCACTACATGGACATAACACCTATTGAATCTCAAATGTTTTATAAATATATGAAATCTGATGTTGCTCAGAGAAATGAACATGTGGAGCAGATGAAAAAAGACGGTCAATCTCCAGTATCCAACATCACTGGATAAATAATATTACGTGCATATATATTAATATATGACTACAAGTAATGTTGATGAACTGATATCTCAATTACAGGAGGCTGCAAACAGCAATCTAATAGATGTTAATATTCTATGTACCGCTGGTGTTGCTAAATTTAAACAGATGACAGTCAAGCAACAATCATCATTAATATCCGGTATTATATCACAAGAGACTGATAAAAATGCATTTTCATATAATCGAACTACAAGTCAGATCATCATGGACAACAACACTCAGTCTGCTCATATAAAGACTATAGACAAAGGCTCTATATTGGTTCAGATGAGGAGAGACACCATGGGAGATGTCGTTAAGATTGGTGAAGATACATACGATATATCTGAGATGGATTTCAAACTAGATGATGAGTCAGTTGAAAAGATCAACAGTATTCACACAGCATCAATATCTGGTATATCTATATCATACACAACACCGTCATTGAGTCGCGACATGGATATGAATCAAGTGGCAGAGGATAGATGGAAAGAAATTGAAGCTGCTGATATAATATCAGATTTATTCAAGCTAGAGTTGTCAAAATATATAACATCTATAACTATAAATGAAGATAATATAATTGATATATCAACCTTAGATGTGGATAGCCAGCTCAAGATATGTGATAATCTACCAGTGAAGCTAACTCGACAAGTCATGACATACATTCAAGATGTAAGATTTATAGAGCAAGACATGTTGCAAGTAGACGAGAATAAATACATACCCACGGATATAACGTTGTTTGATACCTAGTGTATAAGTATATACACTAGGATATGCTAAATATAGAGCAAACAGATCAATTGATCCGGGACATGTCAACGTACGTTGACAAGACTGCTGACTCCGTGACATATGGTGAGATGGTACAGATCGTGAGTGCTTACGTTGCACCTGATGATGATTATAGATCAGTAGATGATGATCAGTATAAATCTGTTCACGTGAATGATATTAGCGATATATCAATGTCACGCTTATCAAAGTATATAAAAACATCTAAGAAGGCTAAGAATGTCAAGCCTGAGGTTGATACACCTAAGAAATCTAATTCAAAGAATCCAGATTTATCTCTCATCGCATCAGCATTAAAATTTGCTTTACCTATGCTACCGATACTAGCTCTTTCATTACCGTTAACTTCCGGGTTGGGAGCACTTTATGGTGGAGCAACTGCCGGGTTACTGTCATTAATTGATGATGCAATCATCAGTAAACGAAAATTGACAGAGGACCAGAAACGTCGACAGAAGAAAGCGCGTGATGCAAAACAGAAGAGGTTGAAAAGAGACAAGGCAAAAAGAGTTGCAGAATCTAAAGCTAAAAAAGCTAAAAAAGCTCAAACCGCAAAAGCCAAAGCTGAAGCGAAGGCAAAAGCCAAAGCGGATGCAAAAGCCAAAGCTGATGCGAAAAAAGCTCAAAATGCCAAGGAAAAAGCTGAAGCGAAGAAAGCCAAAGCTGATGCGAAGGCAAAGGCTGAAGCGAAAAAAGCTCAAACTGCCAAGGAAAAAGCTGAAGCGAAGAAAGCCAAAGCTGATGCGAAGGCAAAAGCTGATGCGAAGGCAAAAGCTGATGCAAAAGCAAAAGCTGATGCGAAAAATGCTGATGCGAAAAAACCCAAGAGTCCTCCGAAACCTACAGCACCAAAACCTAAAACTCCACCTCTTAAAC